TAACCCAGCCTTGATGTTCTTTATCTCCGAGTTCTTGGAATTGTTTATCAAAAGCTATAATAATTTCTTCTACACCTAGATCTAATAAGATTTGAACTTGGTATGAAGATAACGAGCTTCCGCATACTGCCACTGTTATATCATTCTCTTGCCCAAAATACGACGCAAATAATAATGGACTTTTTTCTCCTTCAAATATAATTGCTTTTTTAATTCTTTTTATATTATCCTTGCTATGATTAATATTATATAAATTAAAACCTAATGAATGATTATACATTTGATGATTTAAATACATTGGTCTATATTTACCATATATTTCATTTTCTTTAATTAATGTTCTTTCTCTTATTCCAATTAGCTCACCATTGATATTATAATGTGGAATAACAATAGCTTGAGATGATGGATTATAACATATATGATGAGCATCCATAACTTCTTTAGATATACCTTCTTCCTCCCAGGGTAAAATTCTAGGATGCGGAAGATATGATAATATTTTATCATCATATATTTTCATCTCTACTTTTCTTTCTTCTTTATTTTCATTATTTAAAATTTTGTCATATCTACTTAAAATTTGCCAATCACTTAACTCATTATCATTGCTTTCAAAATTTTTAGTTTCTATGCTTAAATTAAAATAATTGATTACATAATTTACTGCTTGCGGCAATGAGAATTTATGGCCGCTAGCAGTTTCAATTTTTACAATTAGTTCAAATATATCAAAAGTACTTGAACATTCTGTATAACAACGGAAAAGATGTGTATTCTCATAATAATACATTTTATGGCTTGATCCCCCATGGCATATAGTACGAGCCATAATTAATTCTCCATGTTGGACTGGGTCCGCACCTAATGTCATTAGTAAATCAAATATTTGTTCTATTGATAAATTGTTTTTAATTTGCTCTAATCTTTCTTTATTTTCATCCATTTCCGCTACTCCTTTCTATCTAAAAAGCAGACGCTGATATACTTGGATTTATCTTAATTTTTAAATCAGGTAAATCAACAATTTGATATTGATAATCTGTCGCAAACATAGGTTCTATTCTACAAGTTCCTCTATCTGCTTTACACCATAATAAAATATCTTTATATTGTCCACGTCTATTTTTATATACTGACATTTTAATTACTGGTTCTGGAAGATTTTGTTTTACTAATATTGGTTTAAGTGCATCTTTATCCTCTTGAGAGGTTTGTAACATTATCGCACCATAGTCAATTTTATCCGCAATAGACTTAGCACCTCTTAATAAGTTTTGGTCATATTGTTGTGCTGTTGTATATTCAGCATTTAATTGTGTTGCTGTCATAATGAACACTCCATATTCATTACATATATCTTTTAATCTAATTGCTATCATGAATAAAACATTATCTTCTCTTAATCCTTTTATTCCTGCCTTAGATGATACTTCACCTAAGATTTTTAAAGAAGTATGTAAGTAATCAAAGAATACATATCTAACTCCCCACTCATGAATACCAAACTTAATTGCATTTTCAATGTCTTGTAAACTAAAGTCAGGTAATCTTTTTATGTGAAGCGGAGATGATTTAATTAGCTTAGCCGCCTCTTTAACTCTTTCAAACTCTCCTTCTTCATATTTATTATATATAATATTAGCTTCATTAACGCCACTTAAAAATGCTAACATCATAGTTTGAATTTCATCAACCTCTTGTTCGGTTGTTATAAATAATGTTGGTTCTTTAGTACCATTAAGTTCCCATTGATGAGTTTCTAAATTGTATATTTGGTCACAAGCAATATTACATGCATCAGCTATCATAGCACGAGTTTTACCAACACCGGTTGCCGCACTACGAAGGTATAATTTCTTTAATCTTGCTCCTCTTGTTACTGTATTTACAAGAGGTCCATATAATGGATAACCAATTTCTGGATTCTTTTGAAGTCTATCTAGTAACTCATCAATACTATCTCCAGCTTGAACATAGTCTTCATCTGTTCCATCTACATATTTTAATTTAATCTCAGTTATTCTTTTATCTATCTTTTCGGCTATATCTTCAAGAGATGTGTTATCTAACCAATCTTCTTGTGCTTGTTTCTTTTTACTATCTAAGATATTGTCTGGATCATATAACCATTTTAAATCCATTCCTACTTTATCATATTCTCTTAATAAAGTGAATTTTTTCATTCTATTGTAGTAATAATCAAAAGTAGAAAGTTGTACTTCATTAGATATTTTTTGAAGATATTCGCTACCTTTATTACTTTGATAAGTTCCATATGATTCTGGTCTATTATATAAGTAATCTTCAATTGCGGTAATTGTTATTTCTTTTGCTCCCATTGCATGAAGATTATAGATTGAACCAAAAATTATTTTATGAAAAGATTGAGGAAAATCCTCTTCTAAAAAAGTATATTTTTCATTATCTAATAATTTTGGATTATTAAAAATATTTCCAATAACTTGGACTATTGCTGAAACATCTATATATTTACTATTTTTCATTTTCTTCCTCCTCTATGTTGAATAAACGTGGCGGTTGTACATAAACTTGTGGAGGCGCTATTTCTATCTCTTCAATCTTTGTATGAATAGTTTTATCTTGATTGCTTATTTGCGCCATATATAATCCATAATAATAAGTTTTTGCATCATTATAAATATAAGGCAAGATTCCTATTCCGCCATTAGTATTCTCGGTTGTATTTTTCTTAACATCAAACCACCAAGTAAGTGCTTTTAACATTCCGCTGTAAGTAAAATTATACTGTTTTTTATAATCAGATATTTGTCTAGTTATTTTTGCGGAAATCGTTTGCATTTGAAATTTTTGTTTAATATATTTAGTTAATGCTTCATAGTCTTTCTCATCTTGAGACTTACCTGCTTCAGCTTGTTCATGACATTTCTTATGAGCATATCTTCTTGCGTTGATCGCAACTCATTCTTCTTGATTTCGGTCAAATTGCTCACCACAATAAACACATTTTGCCATTAACTTTGCCATTGCCGCACCTCCTTTATTAGTCTAATTTTTCTTCAAATATATTATACTATTTATTTAATAAAAAATCAAAAAAAGATGCCATAAGGCATCAATATATATTAAATATTTTCTTTTTCTAATTCTTTTAAATCAGATACTATTAATGATAAAGCTTCAACTTGTTCTCTTGAACATTGGCTAACTTTATTACCTCTACCTAAATATTTCTCAGTAATTTGAGTGATTCTAGGTGAATATTTTTCTTCAAAACTTTCACCTGCTTTTTTAATCATTCTATTAATACAATCTTGGAATTCATTCATTAAGTCATCAAAATCAAGGTCATTTTCTTTAGGAATATATAAATTACTTCTTTCTTCAGTAAAGTATTGAGCTCCATCTTCTTTAGCTTGTTCATCTATTGCATTAGCAATAGCATTAGTTAGATTTTCATAACTAAATTCAATATAATCTGGAGTATATTTAAATCTAGATCCAGCCATATATCTGTTAGTACCTCTCATGAATAACATTGTTTTGTCGCCTTCATCAGTAGTTACTACTCTTGAGTATCCAATAATATCTGCCATACGAGATACAATATTTGTAGCTCTCTTATCTAATGTTGGAACGATTTGATTATATTCTTTACCATTTTCATTTGTAAATGTTTTATCAGTAGCATGACTGATTAATACTAGACCGTAATCCATTTGAACGATTTTTCTTAAACATTCATCAAATTCTTGGCTAACCATTCCGTATCCTTTACCATAACCAATATCACTAATTGAATCTACACCAAATCCGCCATCTGCTCTTTTAGCATTGTCGCAAATGTATTTAGTGCAATAATCATAAGCAATATCAGCAGTATCAATAATAATTGTTGCAAATTTTTCTTTTACTGCATCTTTATCTAATTCTCTTAAAGTTTGTTTGAATTCAGACCATTTATTGATAGGTTGTGCAATAATTCCTGGAATAGCATTATAACCTTTTTCAAAAGCTAGTAATAATGCGTCTGGGAAATGAGCGGCAGTTGTAGTCTTACCGCTTTTTGGTTCTCCATAAAAGAAGACACTATAACCACGAAGATCGCGGCTAACCTTATGTGGTGTTAAACTTAGTAAATCTATTGCCATATTTATCCTCCTACAAAGCTAAGAAGCTGGATTAGAATGTAAATCCAGCTGTTTTAGTTGCTGTAGTAGCTGCACTTGCTACTGTAGCTGTTGTACCTGAAGCTTTACTTGCTTTATATTCATCTGCTTTTTTCTTAACATCTGCTAAATATACTTGTCTATCAGCAGCTGCTTTTTGTAATTCTTCAGCAGTTAATACGTTTTCATCACCAAATTCATAAGGTACTTTTGCAGTTCCTGTAATAACCCATTCTTTATTAGAGTTTTTATAAGTTCTAACGGCAGCTTCACCAAATGCACTTTCAATTTCTTGTTTAGTTTCAACTGTTTCAGAGATAATATCTCCCCAAACTTTAGTGTAAACTGGTTCAGCATTAGTTGCACCTAAATCTTCAAAGTATTTCATTCCATCAGGTTTTTTAACTTTAAATTCCACTGGAAGTAAATCATTTCTAAAGTTAAAGATTGCTCCTCTAACGATTGCGTGTTCTTCAACTTTCTTTTCATCATCTTTATCTACATGGTTTACTCCTGTAATAACCATATCTACTGTAAATCTATTTCTTTCTTTTTCTTCTCCTAATTCAGAGATGATTGTAACAAATCCGCCTTCATTAGTTTTAGCTGATACTAATTCATCATTTTGATTATAGAAATCATTTAATGCTAATGCAGTATCAATTCTAACTTTCATAGCTTCATCTTTACCTACTGAAGAAATAGTTTTATTTTCATCATAAATTTTCTTTAATACGCTATAAGTTCTATTTTCTGCTCCAGACTTAGTTGTTGGAGTTACATAAGTGAAATGAACTTTAATTACATTTAAACAATTTTCATCAGTTGCGACTTCAAGGTTACCTGAGATAAAATCTTTACCAAAGTTACTAGAGTCTTTATTTTGAACTTGTTTAATTGCTAAATCATGTTGATAAATACGTCCTTCTACGCGTTCTGTATTTTGTGGTTTTCTCATTTAATTTTCCTCTTTTCTTTTTTATTTTTTCTTTTCTTACTTAATAATTTAATTCATATTTATTTATCTTTATGATTTAATTATCTTTCATAAATATATTATAGCAAAAAATTTTATTTTAATCAATAAAGTGCTACTTCATACAGTCCAGGTTATTTATTCCCTAATGTAGAATTATAGCCAAATTTATCAGATTGATATAAGTTAATATAATATCTTTCTTTTTCATTTAATTCTTCTCTATTACACTCTTCTAGTATTTCAAAAGAGAAGTTCTCTAATCCATCTTCCATCATAGCTTTATATAATTTATTACCTGCAGGAGTGTCGATACCCAACCCAGCTTTCGCATGATTTTTCCATCTGGTTGCAATATCAACAGCTTGACCTATATAAACTAAATCATTTAATTGATTAGTTATCTTATATATACCACATTTAGTTGTGGTTGCTGCACCTAAAACATTGGCACATACTTGATTAACTGGCTTTTGATAATATGTTTGCCAAATTAACATTCTTAATACTCTTGGATTATTTAGTTTATATTCTATATCTCTTAAAGTTTTTGCATCTTTAAGTTCTATTTCAGGAACTTGTGGACAATAGAAAGATTTCTTATTTTTAATTTCTTGCTCTTTTAATTGCGCTTCTAATGCGGCGGCACGGGTTGCGGAGATCTTGTCTAGTTCCTTTTGAGTGTTTTTAATTCTATCCATTAAAGTATCTTGTAGATAATCATATGATATTCTTAGGCTATCTATCGCATCATCATGTTCTCTCTCAGTATCTCTATATTCTGACTCTAGTGAATCACAGTACTGGGTAAATGCCTCATGGGCGGCCGCATTCATATTCAAAGTAATATTTTCTAATTTCTTTAAATCTTCATTTTTTTCTTCTTTTTTATCATTAAGAAATTTTATTTCATTAATGATACTTTCTTTATCTTTTAATAATTTTTGATTTTCCTGTTCAATTTGCTTATTTATTTCATTAGTTTTTACTTCTTTATTATAAGCAATAATTAAGAAGATAATGCTTATAATAAATAATAATATTATTATAATAGGCATTTTGCTCTCTTCTTTCTATAACTAAATAAAGAGCTAGGTTAATACCCAGCTCCACCTTCTTCTATGTTTTATATAAAAATTATTCAGCGTCTTCAGCGTTAGGATCGAAAGCTTCACCTTCAGCAGTTAATTTAATAAATTTAACAGCTTTAGTAGTTCCATCTGCTAATTCAACATTAGTAGGTTCAGATCTTTCCATTAATCCTTTTCTTTGGAATGCAGAAGTAACGATTCCATTAACTTGTCTTACGTTTAATCCAGTTCCTTCAGCGATATCAGCTGCAGTAATATTTTCTGCTCCGTGTAATTTTACATAATCATAAACTAATTTACTATTTTCTTTTAACATAATATTTTCTCCTTCTTCTTTTGTATTTTGTTTATTTTTCATAAATATATTATAGATGAAATTTTTTATTTTTTCAACAAATTGTTCTCTACAATATATATGTCTATACTCAACAATTCTTCTAATGAAAGACCTTCAGTTAGTTTTTCCATTTGATTTAATATTTCTTTTTGTTTAGGAATATTATCTTTATATTTTTTACATTCTAGTTCTAACTGTACTATTTGTTGAGCAATTTTTTTTATCTTTTTTGTATCTTTCATAAATATATTATAACTAAAATTTTTAGTTGTATCAATCTATTAAAACATAGATTGCAATTCATTTTCTGTTATAATTGGGATACCTGCTTCTATTGCAGCTCGATTCTTTGCGGAAGTAGATGTATTATCATTATTGATTAAATAATTTACTTTACCCGACATAGAACCAACTACTTTTCCCCCTTTATTCTCTATAACAGATTTTAATTCATCTCTATTTTTATAGTTATAAACTTTTCCTGTTATACAGAATGTTAGACC